CAGTAATCCGCTAATTTATAAATGGAGTTCAGAGCCATTTGCAATTCCATATTTTAACCCCGTTGATGGAAAAATGCATAGATATTTTGTCGATGGGTATATAGAATTTAAAAGTGGCGATAAATTTATTGTAGAAGTAAAACCATTTTCACAAACTTTTCCACCTGTACAACCTAAACGAAAAACTGAAAAAGCAATGCAAAAATTTAACTTTGATGTTTCAACATTTTTAATAAATAGTGCAAAATGGGATGCTGCGAAAATTTTTGCCGCTAAAAATAATTTAAAATTTATTATTTTGACAGAAAAAGAGCTTGGAATCAAGTAATTCTTTTCTAAAATCTTCCAAAAACATTATCTACTTCTTCAACTACTGCAACTTCGTCGGATACAGTAACTGCGGCAATGTCTTGTGCGTCATTTCCTTGAAGTAATTCGTCAAAATAATTTTCTAATGTGACAAAATTTTCTTGTACAGCATTTGTTGTGTCAATTTCATTTTGTTGCTTATTGTTATATGTTATACAACTTAATCGATATACATTTTTATTGTCCACGTTTGTGAATAAATTGCTCACCCCTGGAACTTCATATTGACAATCTGTAATTTCAACGATTCCTCCACTAGGCAAAATTATTAAATTACCTATCACGTCACCTATTCCTTTACTTGTATAGATTTTTGGAAAAATTTTCTCCATTGACTTTCTAGAAATAAACAAATTTACCGCAGCAGTGGTGTATAATCCAAACTGTGTAAAGGACATGTTCATATTCATTGCTTCTTCGGTGTTTTCAGGCATTAAATAAACATTGAACACTTTTTTATTATCAATTTTAATATGTGAAAAATCTCCAAAAACTTCAATATCTTTGTTAATTTTTTCGACTTTTAGAAATTTACAGTTAATACCATAAAGATTTATTATTTCATCTATTAGTCTCGCTTGTAGTTTATAATCAGGAGTTCTTGAAAGGTTAAAATTCATTTTATTCTCCTATTCGTCATCATCTTCAGGTTGTTTATAAAATCTAGCAAAAAGTTTATTTTTCTTTTCTTTTTCAATTTCTTTTAAATTTTCTTCAACTTCGAGTTCAGACATTCCAAAAACTCGTTGCATAAGTGTATTATATGAAAATACATTCCCTGCATAATCTCGAGCAGTCGCATAAAGGTCAAGTTGCGTTGTTAATTGGTCTAATTTCATTTTTTCAATAAATTTATTTTCATTACTAAATTGAATTTTTATTTTTTCTTCAAATTTTTCCCATTCACTTGCTGAAAGAACTCCTGTTGAGATTAGTTCTCTTTCAAGAATTCTTTTAAATAAAGATGCAACTGTTTCTCGTAATCTTGAAATAAACATAAAAAATTTCATATCTTCTTTTGAAACATTAGTAGCACTATAATCAAAAGAAGCATCTAAATCTGTTTGAAACGGAATTCTATTTGATGGAATATTTAATGCTTTGTATAATTTTTTATAAAAATATATAATATCACCGAGTTCACCTAAATTTCCTGTTTCGTCAATTGTATCAACTGTTGTACCTTTTCCACCACTTCTATTAGCAAACCAATAATCTTCAACCATTGATGTAATATGTTGTTGGTTTGTTACTTCTCCTGTTTCAACATTATAGAACTTTTTATATTTAAATTTTTGTTGATAACCATTTAAAATAGCATCTCCTGATTTTGGTGAAATATCTCCAATATCAACATTAAATACTCTTCTTGACATAGACCGTGAGAATCTCATTGGTATCAAAAGATCTTCAAGTGTTTTTAATTGATTTGCTGGTTTAATTGCTTTTTCTAAATGCGATTCAATTAAACCGTCATTAGTTTGTCCAAAAATTTCATGAACAATTTCTTCTACAGAATATGATTCTTCACTTTGAGAAAATAGATCTTGTTGTGTAAAATTTCCTTCAAATCTTTTCATATAATAATATTCATTTTTAATTGAATCAAAATAGAAATAAACCGGATCAATAAATTTTATTTTTTGAATTCCATTTTTTGTTGAATTTTTATCATATTGAAGTAAAGAAACAATTTGTCCATCAATATATGCACTTCTAACAATTCCATAAAAATTTCTTTCTACATTTATTAATTTGTATATTTTTTTAAATGCTTTTTCAATTGCTTCTTTAATTTTTTCATTTTCTTCATTAATATCAACTGAAATAGGCGCTAATCCATCTGTACTAAAAATAATTTCATTCACTATTTCTTCAAGAGCAGAATCTACTTCAGGTTGCTTTGACAGAGTTCTATAATTAGTAATTTTGATTTTTTGTCTTTCAAGAACAGTATTTCTGTCTTGTGTTGCAAAAAGTGATGCACCACCAGATCCATCAAAAAATCCATTTACAAATGGTGAAAATTCTGTTTCATCATCACTTACTCTAATTTGCATTGGTGATACTTCTGCACTCAATGGTTGAGCTTTTTTAATACCTAGAAAAGATTTAACTTTTTCAGCTAGAGTAAATTGTCCGTTTGTTTCTTCCATATTAATTCCTTCAAATTGTTTTATATAGTACTTATAATTCTATTTATAATTTTTATATATTTATTTCTCGTTCAACAAGTGGAAATCCTTCAGGTTCATATGAAAGAGTTTTTCTTTTTTGATACTGTTTTGCAAAAACGCACCTTGTGCTAAACATGTCAACAAAATCGTAAATATTTGCAGTATCTTTTGAAACGTGTAATCTAACAGCTCTTCCAATGCTTTGTGTAATTGTTGTATAACTTTTTAATGGACTTGCCAAAATAATATTGCTCAACTTTTTTATATTAATTCCTGTACTAAAAAGTTGATAATTGGATACTAAAATTGCACTTTCATCTAATTCTAATATTTTTTTAATGTTCTTTCTTGTTTTAGAGTCAGTTTCACCATTAATAAAATAAACTCTAAATTGTTGTTGAAATTCAAATGATTTTTTGCCAATAATATTTTTATTTTCAATAACTAATTCAGGTGCTCGAAGTTTCATAATTTCAATAAAAATATCTTTACCGTGTTGAATATGCGAGGTCATTATGACTGTATTTCCGGTTTTTTTACTAGCATTGTCTGCAAGTTTTGCTATTAACATATTTCTATTGTTGTGTTCTTTAATAAAAGATAATTGTTCAGGATATGTTGAACATTCAGAAAATTTGTGTTTATCTTCTATATTGTATTTTAATTTAATAACATTGATATTAACAGGAGTTGCTAAACCTAATGCTACAAGTCCATTTGTACGTATATAAACATGCGGTTTTCCAACAACAGAAAAAATAGCCATTTTATCTTGTGGAGATTCCGGTAAAGTTCCCGTGAGTCCAATTCTATATCTTGCGTTAATTGAATTTAAAACAATATCTAAACTTTTTGTGTCAACTTTCAACCCGTGACATTCATCGATAATTATATAATCTAATTTCGGTAATTCTTCTTTCATTCTCATAATACTTTGCCACGTTCCAATTGTTAAAATATTATTTAAATGTTTTTCTTGATTTTCTCCACCAATAAGATGACAAGAATTATGTAAATCTTTTAAGTTATAATCAAGAAAATCATTATGAATTTGAGAAACAAGATCTATACTTGGAACGAGTACTAATCCTTTTAATCCTTTTAATCTTAAAAATTCACATATTAAAGAAACAATTGCAGATTTTCCGCTTCCTGTGGCTGAAATACAAGAATGTTGTTTAAATTTTAATGAATTTTTAATTGCATTTTTTTGATGTTCATATAAATTAAACGGTAAAGAATTTTCTAAACTAAAAATAAATTCGTCGAGTTCTTTATCATCAAATTCTTGTTCTGTTTTTAATTGTGGAATTCCTAATTTTTCAAGAAACGGTAAAAGTCCAGTAGGAATTACTATTTTTTGATTTGGTGCTTCTCCAACTAATCTAAAAAATTCAAATTTATCTGCACCCATTCCATATTTTCTGAATTTAGATTTAAATTTAGATGCTTCATCTTCAATTGTTAATATTTTAATAATACTTTTTTTAAGAAAATGATCTTGCGTATCTACATAACAAAAAGACTCATTTAACTTTTTAACAATAGTTGTTTCCATATTTCTAATCCTTTATATATTTTGCAAATTTCGATATTCTATCTGGAAATCTTAAAACTCCTGATTTGTCTTTTTTAAATCCAATAACCTTTAATATATTTAATAATAATTTATTATTTTCGCCTAATAATTCTCTAGGAGTATAAAATGATTTAATTAATTTATTGTCTTTTTTACTAAATTCAATTAGATTATTTAAATAAACTAATTCTTCTTGTTTATTAAAAGCAATATTTTTTGCTTGAATTCTTCTTAAATCATCTTCAGAATAATTCTTAGAAAATAATTGGTATCTTTTTAACTTCAATAAAAAATTATTATCATTTACGAATTCTTCGAGTATTTCTTCTTTCATTCCAAATGGAACTTCAATTTGTTCTTCTAATTCAATCATCTTTTTAAATACATTTTCTTTTTCATTTTTATATTTTGAAAGTATTATAGCTTCTTTTTCATTACCAGATAATTTAAAATATTCTTCAATATAAGAGAGGTTAATTTCTTTTGTTTCTTTTTGAATTTCTCTAATTAATGTATCAATAACGGCTTCTCCGGTATTTTCAATAATTATAGGTTCATTTTTAAATTGTTCTTTTAAAAGATGCAAAAATGCTTCTCTATGATTGCTTTCCATTATATTTGTAAATGTGTCAATTTTTAAAGAATGTTTTCCGGCATTGGATAATTTTAAATCTCCATAATTATCAATTTCAAATATATAACTATCTGCTGATTTTCTATTAATACTATTCATATAATAATCTTTTAAGCTTTCAAAAGAAGTTTTAAGAATTTTATGACCTGGTTTTAAATATAAATGAATTGTATTTGAGTATCTTGTTCTTTTAATCATTTGAATACTTGAAACAACATCACAAGAATTTCCACTATCATAATGAAAATGATGCTTAACGTTATTTAAATTACTTACTCCTACAGTTAAAGTAGGACTATAAATTACAACATTAAATTTATCATGTTCTCTTTTACTAAATAAATCATATATAAGTTTTTTTGAAATATCTGGAGTTTCACTGGTTAAAGTAATAACATCTAATCCATTTTTTTCAAGAACTTTTTTTAATCCTTTAATCATTCCTAATGAAGTACAAGAAATTGATAATTTTTCATTACTTTTTAAAGATCTGCTACATTGTAAAATATTTTGAATAAAAAATGATTTATGTTCATAAACTTTTAATTCAATTTCATCTCTATATGTATTATCAATAAGAACCGTATTTTCAGTTTTTTGAAGTATTTGTTGTTCATATCCTGTTAGAAATGCATCTGCTATAACAAATTTCTTATTAAATGTAGCAAATAATTTTAAAATATTTGCATTTGTATCAGTTAAATTATTTCTTGCATGTACCATTAAAGAAACAAATTCATCAATAATAACTACATCAAAATATTTTAAGCTGTATCTATATAAACTATCAAATTGAACGATTAAAGAATCACCTATATTAAATTTATCTTTATTATATAATTTTAAATCAAATTTTTTATATTTCAAAGAAAAATCTTCTGCGACAGATATTCTATTAGTAATAATAACAACTTTTTTATCTTCTTGAAATGCTTGTTCAATAATTTCAGTAATTAAAAAACTTTTTCCACTTCCCATAGGAGATTTAATGCTCAATAATCCATTTTTCTTATATAAAAATTCACTTATAATTTTTTTCTTGTTTTCAACTTCAAGTATTTGTTCATTAAATGTGTAAATATTATTATATGGATATAAATCAGGACATTTTAATTCATTTTGGTAATCAATTTTTTTTTGAAAAAATGCTTTGCCTTCAGGAGAACTTTTAACAGTATTAAAAATATCAACACTTCTCATTGTGTTAGGATGATGCATAATAAACGGAGAATTAGGAAACCAATAAAATCCGCCTTTAGTTTTTTGTTCAGATGGGTGTGCAAATGATAAACTACTATTTACATTTGTTTTGTTTGCAACGAATCCTAAACTATTAAATATTCTTAAACACAATTCCTCAATTGATTTTGCTTCGCCGTATTGAGATATATTATTAAAATCAAAATTTGATGTTACTTCTCTATCAAAAAATTCTGAAATTTTTTTAATAATTGGTTTAAGAATAATTCCATTTTCATTATTAAGAAAAATATTATTTTTAAGAATAGGAGCATTAAAAGCAGCTTTTCTTAAAACGCTTTCATCAAGATCACCATAATTTTCAATATCTTTTTTTAATGATAGTAATGTTGTTTTAGCAGTATTTAATTCCATTGTTTCAATGAATATAGCACCTTTAAGATTAAAGTTATCTATACCATTGTATGATCGAGATTCACCAAGAATACATTTGTAATCTTTAAAATAATCAATAATTTTATTTTTATTGAATTCAGATTTTACTTTATCTATATCTAATATAATAAAAGATAATTTTTCTTGAAAATATACACCAAGTGTATCTGATCTTCTTTGTGTTCTAATTGGCTTTTGAATGTTAAGTGGGAGGTTTAAGATAAAATGAGAAACCATTACTCCAAAAAATTCAATATTTTTATTAAAATTGAATGTTTCAAAAACAAATGTTCCATCATCATAAGGAGAATAAGGGACTTTACCAGAAGTTTTATTTGAACTAAAAGCAGTTAAAATATACGACAAATTAATCCTTTATTATTTTTTACGTTCAAACCGTTGTTGTATTAAATTATATCTAAAAGATTATTAATAAAAGCTTAGAATTATTTAAAACTGTTCAAAACTGTTCAAAAATAAAAATAAAATTTCCTTTTATATATAAATTATCTGCTTTAAATAATTTTTTTAAATCATCTTTATTTGGTTTTTTAAATAATTCGAATTGAGTTCCAAAATCGGTTAAAATTCTATTTTTAATTTTAATTTTATTATCTCTAAGAATTTCTTCTGAAGATTTTAGTTGTTCTTTAGCTTCATTTATATGTGATATAATATCTGAGACTTTTTCAATTGAAGCTTTTGAAGTTTCAAAAACTTCATCTCCAATTGAAGCTTTTGATTCTTTTAACTGCTGTATAAATGAATTTTTCATAAAAATATCTACGTTTACTGTATTTTTATGATTCAAATGGCATTGTTACTGCAAATTTATATAGCATTTCATCACCGCTTTTGTGAAGTGGATTAAGAGTTAAAGCATATCTATTAAATGAAAAAATGTTATTGATTCCTGTATAAGGATCAATTGCCGGAGAAATTGTATATTGATATGGACTGAATACAATTGAGCTTGTTCCTGGTTCAACACCATTAACACCAACATAAATATTTGTGTCTTCAATATTTGGATTTATATATACTTTTGTTTTACCAAATTTATATTGTAAAAACATTGAAGAAGTATTTAATGAATCAGAAACAAAATAATTTGGATCAACAATTAAATTACCCGCTAATTTACTTGGTACTATAGCAAATGCTTCCATTGTTCTAAAAGTTTTTTGGTTAATTTTTGAAATTGCTTCACCAATTTTAGTAAAAATGTGTTCATACGATTCTGCAATTAAAGCACCCATATCAACAGCATTATCTGCAATTAAATCAAGTAAATCTTGAGTTTCACCAGATGCAGAAACTTTTGCTAAAATATTTGCACAAGCATCATTAGCATCTGCACCAAACATAGCATTAATATCTTGCCAAGTTTCATTTGTAAATCCTGTATTAGTTATTTTTGACACTGCTTCTACTGGTGTTTTTTCAACAACAAATTTCCATTTATTTCCAGTTTGATTTTGTTTTGTTAAAATAAAAATACTTCCAACAGGAGTTTTAAGTGGTTGTATTTCACAAATTTCATATGCTAGTGATGTCTTAAATTTTTGACTAATCATTTCTCCGACTTGAGATGCGAATTGAACTATATCTGAAGACGTAGTTGATTCGTTGATATTTTCAAGTGTTCCACTTTCAATACCCATACCTTTAAGGCTATTTTCTAAAACAGTAGTTAATTTCATATTTAATTCCTTGTTGATTAATATATATTTTTTTATTATTTATATATTATTAATTTCAGCTATTTTATCTTTAATTTTCTCATTTGAACTAAATACTTCAAACCATGCATCTTCTTCTGCTTTATCAGTTTCTGTTTGTTTCATTTCTTTTTTAATTTTATTTAAAGATTTATTAACTAAACCAATTGGAACACCATCTAATTTACCTTCAATTTTTATTGCTTTAATATCTAAGTCTAATTCAGCTTTTTGTTTTTGTAATTCTAAAACTCTTAATGCATATTCAATACTTAAATTTATTATTTCTTGTTCACTTCTTACTTCTATCATATTTTTCCTTTTCCTTTTCCTTGAATTTCAATTTGTTCAATTTGTTCAATTTGTTCAATTTTTTGTTGTTAATTTTACAAGTGCTTGAATACCTTTAAAAATATTTTCATTAATAAAATTACTTATATTTAAATCTGGATAAGCTTTTTTAATTTCATTAAAATCTTTACCTTGAATTTCATTTGGTTGTATATAAACATTATAACCTAATTTTGCATAATTTTTTGCATTTTCAATACCAGTTTTGTCATTATCTAAACAAAACACAGGATTAGTTAATTCTTTTAATCTATCTGTTGGAATTTTTGCTCCAATTAAAGCAATTATATTTTTCTTACCGCTTGAAATTGCATCAAAAATTCCTTCAAAAATAAAAACCGGAGCAGTTTTATCAATATTAAACCAATTCCAAATTTTATAACCGATGTTTTTTGAATGATTATATGTAATAAAATTCTTTTGTTTAATACTTCTTGAATAAAATCCATAAATTTTATTTTCAAAATATAATGGTAAAATAATACTATTTTGTACTTTATAAAGAATACCATCAATATTTAAATCTTGTTTTCCTACATACCATTGTCCAAATTTTTTATCAATCTCATTTAAATCTATGCATCTATTTTTAAGATATTCTATAGCTTCAAGACTTTCTTCTATTTTTAAAAAATACGGTTCTAACGGAACTGTTTCTAATTTAACACTTTTAAATTCTTCTTTAAATGTCTTTGACGTGTTAAATCCAGATAGTCCATTTGAATTTGAAAGAGATTTCATTGTTTCACCAAATGTTTCTCTTTTATATGAATCTAACAAATCTGGAAAATACATCTTTAAGAAATTCCATAAATTTGAATTAACTGTACAATCTCCATTAAAACAATGAACTAATGTTGTTTCGTTTTTATCATATAAGTGAAGTCGCTTAGAATTTTTTCTCTTTCCGTCTCCACAAATAGGACATTTTGCAGTTATATCTAAGTTGGTTTCTTTTCCGATATTTTCAGAACCAACTGCTAATTTAAAAAATTTTATATCTGTTAATGATAACATATATTTCCATTAATTTTTGCATTTTTTTCTATAGTTAAACTTCCACTATAAGTAATATTACCTTCAAAAAATGAGTAATTTCTTAAGATTACATTTTCAGCTTTTATATTTCCTACAAAAATACCTTCTACTTCTATATTTTGAAGTTCTAACAC